GGACACCTGCTAATAGTGCAGTAGCATATATGGTAGTCGGTGGTGGAGGTGGAGGTGGCTCCGGAGAAGCTGCAGGTGGTGCTGGTGCAGGAGGATTTAGAGAGGGCAGAACTAATCCAGTAACTCCTTATACTGCTAGTCCTTTAGCAGCAGCTTGTTCTGGTTTAACAATTACAGCACAAGCATATCCAATTACAGTTGGTGCTGGTGGTGCTGGTGGCACAGAATCTAGTCCTGGTATTCCAGGTAATCAAGGAACTGTAGGTGTAAATTCAGTTTTTTCAAGTATAACTTCTACTGGTGGTGGTGGGGGCGGTGCTGGTGGAACAGGCACAGGAGGTAATGGTGGCTCTGGTGGTGGCGGTGGAGCAGGTCAAGGTGGACCAGGAACTTTAAGTGGAGGAAGTGGAAACTCTCCCCCAGTCAGTCCTGCACAAGGAAAAGATGGCGGAGATGGTGGTGGACCAGGAAATCCTGTAGGTGCTGGAGGCGGTGGTGGTGCTACTGCTTGTGGTGCTAATGGGTCTCCTAGTGGAGGAAGTTCAGGTGGTGCTGGTGCGACTACAGAAATTAATGCAAGTCCAGTTGCAAGAGGTGGAGGCGGCGGCGGTGGTATTTTTACAACGCCCGCAGTAGCTCCTGGAGGAACTGGAGGAGGTGGAGCTGGATCAAGTGCTGGAGGTCCTGCTGGAGCAGTAGCAGCGGTAGCAGGTACAGTAAATACTGGTGGTGGTGGAGGAGGAGCTTCAGGGTGTAATGGAACACCAAGAAATGTAGGAGCAGCAGGTGGATCAGGTATAGTAATTATAAGGTATAAATATCAATAATGAGTGAAGTTAAAGTAAATAAAATTAGTCCAAGATCAGGAACAGATGTAACACTAGGTGATAGTGGCGATACATTTAGTGTTCCAAGTGGTGGAACTTTAACTATTGCTTCAGGTGCAACATTAACAAATTCAGGCACAGCAACAGGTTTTGCAGGGATAGCTTGGCAATCAGTCGTAACAGCAGCAACTTTAACAGCAGTAGCAGGTAAAGGTTATCCAATCAATACAACTTCAAATGCTTGTACGGTTACACTTCCAGGTTCAGCTTCTGTTGGTGATCAAATTGTATTTACAGACTATGCAAGAAACTGGGGAACTAATGCCTTAACAATCAATCAAAATTCTTTAAAATATCAAGGTAACACAAGCCCTAATCCAGTTTATGATACTAATGGTGAATCAGTCCATATTGTTTATCAAGATGCAACAAAAGGTTGGATTCCAATTAACGATGGAGCTGTGGCTATGGAAACTCCACAATCAGTTACAGTAGATTTTTTATGTATTGCTGGAGGTGCAGGAGGTGGAAAAAGTAATTCTGGTGGTGGAGGAGCAGGAGGATATAGAAATTCTTACTCATCTGAATCTTCAGGTGGGGGTGGTTCATCTGAAACAGCTTTATCATTATTAGAGGGTGAAACTTACACAGTAACAATAGGTGCTGGTGGATCAAACGTATCAGCTAGTTCTTCAAATGGTGGAGATGGAAGTGCTTCATCAATATCAGGTACAGGAATTACAACTATTACATCAGTTGGTGGAGGTGGTGGTAATTCTGATGGTACTGGAGGTAATGTTGGAAACTCTGGTGGTTCTGGCGGTGGATCAGCATCAGGTGCAAGTGGAGGTGCAGGAACAGCAAATCAGGGTTATGATGGTGGAAGTGGATATAGTGGAGCAAGTTCGTCAGGTGGTGGCGGAGGAGGTGCTGGTGCAGTTGGAGCAACAGGACCACAATCAGGTGGAGGAGCAGGAGGAACTGGTTTATCTTCATCTATCAATGCTGCAGCAACGTCAAGAGCTGGTGGAGGTGGTGGAACAACTGAAAATACAGGTTCTGGTAGTGCAGGAAGTGGAGGTACTGGAGGAGGTGGTGCTGGTAATTTGAGTGGTAATGGTACAGCTGGAACGACTAATACTGGTTCAGGTGGTGGTGGAACCCATAGTGGGTCAAATAGTGGAGCTGGAGGAAGTGGTGTTGTTATTTTAAGACTTGCAACATCAGATTATTCTGGCACAACATCTGGTAGTCCTACAGTTACGACATCAGGTTCAGATACAATTATAACATTTAATGCATCAGGGAGTTACACAGCATAATGGCACATTTTGCAAAATTAGGTATAGGTAATATAGTTGAAAGAGTTGAAGTTGTTTCTAATGATATAGCAACAACTGAACAAGCAGGAATTGATTTTTTAAATAATTTACATAATACAAGGGATATATGGAAACAAACTTCATATAACTCTATTGGTGGAGAACATACATTGGGAGGTACAGCTTTTAGAAAAAACTTTGCTATGATTGGTGGTAGGTATAATTCTACTTTAGATGGATTTGTACCAATACAACCTTATCATAGTTGGACACTTAATGAAACAACTTGTTTATGGGAAGCTCCAGTTGATAAGCCTAATGATGGAAATGACTACAAATGGAATGAAACAACAAGACAATGGGATTTAAGGATTGTTTAATAATTAATTTTAATATATAAGGAGAAGCATTATGGCACATTTCGCAAAACTAGGAGCAAACGGAAAAATTATAGCAGTCTTAACACTTGATAATAAAGACATGCTGAATGCTGATGGTGTTGAAGATGAAACAGTAGGACAACAATATTTAGAGAGACACAATAATTGGCCTGCTCAAATGTGGATTCAAACTTCATATAATACACACCGAAATACACATTCATCAGGCGATAATTCTAAAGTATTTAGAGGGAACTATGCGGGTATAGGTTATGAATGGGATGAAGACAATCAAATCTTTTGGCCTAAAAAACCATATGCATCTTGGGTAAAAAATACTACAACTGCAGGTTGGGATTCACCAATCGGTGATGCTCCAGATTTAACAGCTGAACAACAAGCTCAAAATGAGGCTGATACTCATCGATGGGAATATACTTGGAATGAAGCTGGCCAAGCCTGGGACTTGACAGACAGAAAAGCATAAATTAAAAAGGTATGTGGTATGCAAAAGAAAGTATTATCTGAAATAGCATTATATTATGGTGATGTGGCAATGCCTAAAGACTGGGACATTGACCGAGATAAACTACAACAAGATATATTAACATCACAAGTTACAGATTCACCTTTTCCATTTTCAAGAACTTGGGATATGTTGAATACCTATATGCGTGAGCATATATTCCTGGACCATAACTTTACTTTAGTAAATAAAGAAACATGGGGCAATGCCTATAAACCTGGTGAGGTTACAATTCCATTATTAAACATTGATCCTGTAGATTTGCGAAACTCTCCTGATTATACTTTTCTTTATGGCGTAAATGTTAAAGACTGTAATGTTAGAATATGCTATGATCACAATAGACGTAAAGGTAGAAGGTGGGATATACCTTTAAACAATAATCATTTTATTATGTTTCCATCGACACAGATGTATTACATAACTAATAATCAAAAAGACTCTCTAAACTTTATTTTAACTACAACCTATGAATACATCTAATTATATTTTAACACATGAATTTAACTAATTATTTTTGGTATTTTACTGCCGCTTTAACCCCTAAATTTTGTGATGAGGTTATTAAATATGCTTTATCGAAAGAAGAAGTAATGGCTTATACGGGAGGATATGGAGATAGAAAATTAAAAAAAGACGAAGTAAAAAATATGCAAAGAAAAAGAAAATCTGATTTAGTCTGGCTAAATGATACTTGGATTTATAAAGAAATACATCCCTATGTTCATATGGCAAATGAAAATGCTGGGTGGAATTTTGAATGGAGTCGATCAGAGTCTTGTCAGTTTACTAAATATAAACTGGGTCAATATTACGATTGGCATACGGATCCGTGGGATAAACCTTATAAAAGAGAAGAAGGGGATCCAGATAATGGAAAAGTTAGAAAACTATCTATGACTTGTCAATTAACAGATGGCTCTGAGTATACGGGGGGAGAACTCGAATTTGATTTTAGAGACTATGATCCTAATATGAGGGAGGAAAGTAAACATATAAGAGGAGTACCTGAAATATTACCTAAAGGCTCTATCGTAGTATTTCCTTCACACCTATGGCATAGAGTTAAACCAGTAACGAGAGGAACCAGATACTCACTTGTCGTATGGCATTTAGGATATCCATTTAAATAATATGTATATAAATAATTATTTTGTAACACCTATATGGAGTGAAATAAAACCAGACTTTGTTAAGTCTTTAAACAAAGCATCTGATCCATATATTAAAGAAGCTAAAAAAAATAAAGAAGCTAAAGCTCATATAAAAGCTCACGGAGATTTTGGTCGTTCGTGGCACTCAACCCAATTACTGGGCGACACTCAATTTATGGATTTTAGAAATTATATAGGTCAAAAATGTTGGGAGTTTTTAGATCACTCCGGATTTGATATGAGTAAGTATACAACCTTCTTTGAACAATGCTGGGTTCAAGAATTTGCTAAGAAAGGCGGAGGACATCATTCAGCTCACATCCATTGGAATACCCACGTCAATGGATTTTATTTTTTAAAAGCTAGTGATAAGACTTCGTTTCCCGTTTTTCACGAACCCCGAACTGGAGCAAGAACAACTAAATTACTTATGAAAGATCAAAAAGGTGTTTACTCTGGAACGGAGCTAATTAATTTCAGGGTTAAACCCGGACTACTTATTTTTTTTCCGGGGTATTTAGAACACGAATTTTCTGTAGATCATGGTAAAGAGCCATTTAGATTTATTCATTTTAATGTATCAGCTATCTTAAAGGAGCACGCTAAAAATGTTTAAAGAATACCCGTTGCCTAAAGATAGTTTTATAGGAGGGTGGTTTATTACCAAACAACTTTGTGATAAATTAACTAACTACTATAACGAATTTCTTTCCCATACCAAACCTGGAAGGGTAGCTGGTTATCAAGTAAGCGGAGACTTTGGTAAAGTAGACAAGTCTCGAAAAAATTCGGTAGATTTAAAAATTCTTCCTACCAATGTAGATAAAGAAATATTAGAATATGCAGAAGTTTTACAAACAATTTTAAAATTATATATTAACAAATATCCTGAAGTAAATAGTTATCCTAAATTTAATTTTGAATCAGCAAATATTCAAAAGTATCCTAAAAAAGGAGGATTTAAAAAATGGCATTTTGAAAGAACAAATAAAAATCTTTCAAATAGGGTGTTAGTTTTTATGACATATTTAAATGATATAGAAAAAGGAGGAACTATGTTTAAATATCAAAAAATTATAACTCCTTCAAAGAAAGGTCTTACTTTAATATGGCCCTCTGATTTTACCCACACCCATAAAAGTGAAGTGGTAGATAAAGAAAAAATGATAATTACGGGATGGTTTTCTATAATATGATTTTTAAAAAGAATAAATACACAATCATTCGTCAAGCTATATCAAAAGATTTAGCTACCTTTATTGCTAATTATTTCTCCATGCAAAAACAGGTTTATGACACATGTAGAGAAAAAAGATATATTTCTCCTTATGAAAATATTATTGGATATTATGAGGGTGAGAATGAACA